TACTGCTCAGGATCAGTCGTGTGCTGCCCGTCTTATTGACATTCGCCGGGAACGTATCGTTGACAAGGTCATACGCGGTATCGGGGACAAAACCGCCCGACGTGGCGTAGTGCGCAAGAAGCGTCAGCGCCGAGAGGCCGCCCCCCGCTACCCAGTCGCCCGTGTCAACGCTCGTCCCCCAGTCACGAAGACGCGCTTCAACAGTAAAGTCAGTGGTGCTGCTATCAATCTGCGCCGTCAGATTTAGGACAGCGGCGCTGACCGTAGCTCCAGCAGTGAGACTAGACGTGTCAAAAGCGATGAACGCTTCCCAGACGTCGTATGTCGCGCCACCGATCCGGGTTTGCCCAGTCCGCAGATTGGTGCCGGTATCAGTCGTAATACCAACGTTCCCGGTCCCATCCCGCGCTGCGGAATAGCCAGTCCCAAATGAGTCCTCTGAGAAAAGAAATCCATCTGTCGTGTCCGAGTAGACGACGAGGGTGCTCACATCTCACCCCCGCTACCGGTGAAGTGCTCCACCGCGTCGTAGCACATCTGCTCTAGCGCGGCGTCTGGGTCTTCGCGGTAGAACACGGATGAGACGGTGCCCGTGGTTGGGTCGGTGAAGGTGCGCTCGATATCGCCGCCAGCATCAGGGACGAGGATGGGCGGGTTGCGGAAGTAGAAGGGGTTGGCCGCACTGATGTCGATCAGCTCCCAGCCGACACCCGAGTCGATCCACAACGCCAGCACGACCTTGACCATGCCGTCAACGAGCGTCGGTCCTTCGACGATGGACACCATTCGACCGACCATGATGTTGAGCGTCGGCGTCGCCATCGCGCCGTACTGCCCGGCCTTGTACGCGGCCCGCTCTTCGGGCGTCATGCCGACCATCGCGTCGCTGAGGGGGTGTGCCATCAGTTCTCCGTCACTCTGGCATACCCGCCATCCGCACTGGACCAGATCCCCTTGAGGACACCGGAGTAGCCAAACGGCGGTTCGTAGAACCCACCAGGAGGAACGATGCACGAGCACTTGGTCGTCGAGCTGGTGGCGTTCTGGCAGAGGATGTAGAGCGTGGCGGCGGAGTCGTTGAAGACATCAGCGCTCTTACGGGAACTGTTCGAGTCAAGGATCGTGACGTCCGTGATGGACGCCAGGACGTTCGTCTGTGCCATCAGGCCGTGTACTCCGTGACTCGAGCCGAACCGTTAGCCGACGCCCAGATGCCCTTGATGATGGCGGTGAAGTCCCACGGGGTCTCGAAGTAACCCATCGAAGCGAGCTTGACCGTGTAGTTCGTATTACTGGCGGTCCCGGCTCCAAGCAACAGATAGAGCACAGCCGTTGAGTCGTTGAAGACCGCCGCACCGTATCGGTTCGCATTCGCCGCCAGGATCGTGACATCTGAGGCCGACGAAGCCACTGACGTCTGCGTTCCAGTGCTGGCCTTTGATAGACCTAGGCCAGTCGGACCTGTTGCTCCAGCAGCACCCGTTGTGCCGGTTGGCCCGGTCGGGCCAACAGCACCCGTAGTACCAGTGGGGCCAGTCGTACCTGTGGACCCAGTAGTACCAGTCGGTCCAGTCGTACCCGTTGCCCCAGCCGTGCCCTGAGCACCGGTCGTGCCGGTGGGTCCAGTAGCACCGACAGTGCCCTGCGCACCAGTCGTCCCGGTCGGGCCAGTCGAACCAACTGCTCCCGTGGTCCCTGTTGGACCCGTGGTTCCAGTATTCCCGGTAGCCCCAGCCGTGCCCGCTGCTCCCGCTGCACCTGTCGTGCCCGTGGGGCCCGTGGGCCCAGTGGCACCAACAGCTCCTGTCGTACCGGTTGGACCAGTCGTACCCGTGGATCCTGTCGTTCCGGTCGGTCCGGTCGGTCCGGTGGTGCCAGTGGGACCCGTCGCACCGACTGAGCCCTGAGCACCCGTGGTGCCTGTCGGACCGGTCGTCCCGGTCGGGCCGGTTGCTCCAGCAGCACCAGTCGTACCCGTAGGGCCAGTCGTTCCGGTAGAACCGGTGGCCCCTGCCGTACCTGCTGCGCCTTGCGATCCAGTCGTTCCCGTTGGCCCTGTCGGGCCCGTGGCACCAACAGCACCAGTGGTGCCTGTCGGGCCGGTCGTGCCAGCAGTACCCGCTGGGCCTTGCGAGCCAGTGGTGCCAGTTGGTCCCGTAGGACCAGTAGAGCCAACAGTTCCGGTGGTCCCGGTCGGCCCTGTTGGGCCAACTGAACCAGTGGTTCCCGTAGGGCCGGTGATCCCTTGTGCTCCGGTCGTCCCCGTGGGACCCGTGGTTCCGGTACTACCCGTCGCCCCAGCCGTACCCTGGGCACCGGTAGTGCCTGTCGGTCCAGTGGCACCGACAGTTCCTTGCGCTCCGGTCGTGCCGGTCGGACCAGTGATCCCTTGGGTACCCTGGGCACCGGTTGTCCCAGTGGGACCAGTAGCTCCTATAGACCCAGTCGTGCCAGTGGGCCCAGTCGAACCAACCGTTCCTTGCGCACCCGTCGTACCGGTAGGACCGGTGGCACCCTGGGAACCAGTGGTACCCGTCGGGCCTGTTGCTCCCGCAGATCCAGTCGTACCGGTCGCGCCAGTCGTCCCCGTAGCTCCAGTGACACCAGCAGTACCCGCTGGGCCCTGCGATCCAGTGGCACCAGTCGGCCCAGTCGGGCCTGTGCTACCTGCTGCGCCTGCCGTGCCCTGGGCACCCGTAGTCCCAGTTGGGCCCGTCGCACCAACGCTACCCGTTGTTCCTGTCGGACCTGTGACCCCGGCGGTACCCTGTGAGCCCGTCGTACCTGTCGGACCTGTGATGCCCTGGGCACCAGTCGTGCCAGTCGGGCCAGTGGCACCGGTAGCACCATCAGCCCCAGCGACACCTGTCGCCCCTTCGCCTCCGGCAGCACCGGTCGCACCAGTCGGTCCCGTTTCGCCGGTCGCGCCAGTCGCGCCATCGGCTCCGGCTACCCCAGTCGCCCCGGTCGCGCCATCGGCCCCAGTCGGGCCGGTCTCACCCGTGGCTCCGATCGAACCGGAACCAGTCGAACCTGGACCAGGAGGCCCCATCGGCCCGGTCGGTCCGGTCGGACCCGTGACACCACTACCAGAACGACGACCACCGCCGGCGAGGATGGTGACGTCTCCACGCGGCCCCTTCTCGCCAGGCTCACCCTGTGGGCCGGTCGCACCAGGCGGTCCCTCGATGCCACGCGGACCCCGCTCACCAGCCGGTCCGACGATCCCATCGGATCCAGTCGGCCCAGCCGCACCCGTAACCCCCATCGGGCCAAGATCACCCTTGAGACCGATCGGGCCAACGTCACCCGTAACCCCCATCGGGCCAGTGACGCCTCGCGGTCCGGTCGGGCCGATCTCGGGCGGGAGTTCTTCACGAGCGATCAGCGCCGCGATGATCTCCTCTTCCATGCTCATGGAGCGGGCTCCTGGCGTACCCCTGAGATCCTCCCATTCGCATCGCGTTCGATGACCGTCCGCTTCGGCTCATCGGAGAAGGAGATCTCGACGGTCTTGTTGTTGCCGTCCCGGTTGATGTCCGGTGTCTTGGCCGCTCGCGTCGTCTGGACCTGGTTGACGGCCTTGAGCAGCAACTCGGTGTGGTCGGCTGAATCCTGACGATCACGCTCGAAGTGGTCCTTGAACAAGGACTGGATGCCCGTCACGACGCCGATCAAGTCGATGTCGCTGTTCTTCTTGGGCTGCGCGTCGAGGACCTGCTTGACGATCAATGGGGCCAGGGCGGTCGCCATCTCCTCGGCCGACTTGCTTGACGAGACGGCGACGGCCTTACTGGCCTGCTGCATCTCGAGCATCTCGCGAACGGTCGGGACATCGCTGATATCGACCGCACCCTGGGGTGTGGCCATGATCAGCTTGCCTTCCATCTCCGGGATGGGCTCTCGGCCTTCATCGAGCCTGGCTTCATTGATGAAGCGCCAGGGCACGCCGGCCAGGGCCTTTTCATAGATGGCGGCTTTGGCCGTGCTTTCCTTGAGGTTGAGCGCGGTGAAGCGGAAGGCCAGGTTGTTGGCCATGCCGCCGAAGCTCTTGTCCCAGACGACCTCTTCGGTCAGGTACTCCTGGATGTTGGACATGAGCGGCCGGAGCCCACGGTCCTCGCTCACCTGCATCTGGATCTCAGAGGTGGAGCGGTTGACATCGAACGTGACGCCCAGGTCCTGGGGGGTCAGGCCGAACACCACGGCGATCTTACGCACGAGGTAGATCTGCCACTCGAGGAACTGCTGGTCCCGGTTGCTGTCGCGGAACTTGATGAAGGACGGGGCCTTGCTGCCACCGATGAACCCTAATGGGCCCCGACCGGCGACCTCGGACTCGAAGAAGTCACGGAACTTCTCGACCTGCGGCTCGGTGAATCCTTCACCCAGGTTGATGATGCCATCGGGGGCGGCGTTCTCGACCTGCCGGCGGTTGTACTCCGAGGCGGCCAGTTCGGCTTCGACCGATGCTCGCAGCGTCTCGAGTGCCGGAAGGCCGACCGGGCTGTCCGTCCGGGGGTTCATCATCATGTAGATGAAGTCTTCGTTCGACCAACGCGCCTTCTCGTTGATCCCATCGGGATACCAGAAGTAGCGGGCGGCATTGGGGTTGCCGTCCCACATGGCGTTGACCTTGATCTGGGCCGCATTGGTCGGCCACAGCTCACGGAGGTTGCCCGACAGGTCACGCACCTTCTCGATGCAGCCAGCGTCCAGGATGAGGAGGTCATCGGTGACCGGTTCGATGAACCCACGGTAGGAGTCGTTGGCTGGGTTCGGCTGACGGAAGAGCTTGCGGATGACGTCTTGCTGGCGCTTGCTGTAGGGGCGGCGCTGGTCGAACGGGACGATGTCCCACTCGGCCGAACTGACCTGGGTGCGCCGGATCTGGACCGCACCACGGACCCACTCGCTCGTCTTGGCCCAGTGTCGGTAGACCCGGGCGTTCTGGACGGGGACCTTGCCATCCCAGGTGAAGCCAGCCGCGATGGCCCCGCCCTGCGGCAGGTTGGCCGGCGATGCCTGGCGATCCTTCTGGACCTGAAGCGCCTGTTCGCGCTGCACGACAAGCGCCTGGTCCCGCCGGACCAGCCTGGTGATCGCGCCGCTCATCGTCCGTGGTCCCGGAAGTGCTTGGCGACCAGCTTGCGCTGCGTCGAGTTGAGGTAGTTCTTCACCATCTGGGTCTCGGATGCACGGATCGCTTCTTCCTTGGTGAGGGAATGCGTGTCGATGCCACGCAAGAGGAGGTAGACATGGTCGGCCACCGCCTGCACGCCATCACGGAACTCCACCTCGACAGCCATCAGGACACGACCTGGTCCGTCGTATGGATGTGCGGCCCGAAGTTCGCTCGCTGGAGGTCATTGAGGGTGGTCACGGTGACGACCTGGTCAGAGGTGTGCATGTGCTGGATCTTGTGCATCGCATGACGCAGGTCCGTCGCTCCGACCAGGGACACGATCTGGTCGCTGGCATGGAGATGCTGACGAGCCATCGCACGCTCGAACTTGTTGAGCGCCATTCAGAAGCTCCTCTTCTTACCCAGTGCCCCGAAGAACGCGCCGCCGACGCCGGTCTCCATGGCGTAGCCCAGCGCATCGATCATGTCGTCATGACCCTTCGGGAACTGGAGCAGTTCGATCTCGAAGTCCGAACCGGCGAGACTCTGGTGGTGGAAGACCTTGCCGGACTCGTAGCGTGCCGCGACCGAACGGGCTCGCGTGACCTTGTCGACTTCGGCCTTCTTGCCCACGATGGGCAACATGGTCGAGTTGATCATGTCCTTGACGAACGCACCCTGGAACTGGTTGTTCTCGACGATGATCTTGCTGATGAGCGGATTCGCCTTCGCGCCATCCATGACGAACTCACGATGGCCCGTTTCGATCTTGGCCCGTGCCACATCGAAGACATACGAGTTGCCCTGGTCGTCCTGGGCCACGACCACCCGGGCCGTCCAGTCAGCACGCTGCTTCTCGGAACTGGCCAGGTCGACGCCCATCTTCCAGACGTAGCCACCCGGGTTCGCGGGTAGCTGGGTGAAGTATTTGTTGGCGAACCACTCGCGCCGGAAGATGTTGCCCGACATCAGTCCGCTGATATCGTTGAGGTAGGAACAGGCGAACATCGCGCTGCCCATGTCCCGACGCTCCTGCTCGAGCTTGTCGAGCGGCCACATCGCTGGCCACAGGGCGTGGGGCTTCTTCTGGTCCTTGTCCTCGTTGTCGTAGTAGATCGCACCCCTGACCAGGGATGGCCACTTCTTCTCTTCGATGAGCTTCTGGTACAGGTCGCTCTCGGCCCATCGCGTCCCGATGACGATCATCGACCCACCCGGCACGAGACACGGCTTGAGCGTCTTCCAGAACCAGTTCTCGACCTTCTCACGCTGTTCGGGGTTAGCCGAGTTGTCCTCATCGAGGATGTCGTCACACAGGATGAGATCGAAGCGCTTGCTGATGATCGCACCACCCGCGCCCGTGGAGTACATGTTGACGTCCTTGGTCCCGATCAGGGCCGAGTTGAGCTGGATCCACTCGACGTCGTTCCACTTGTGCTTGCCGGCCAGGTTGCCGAAGATGTCGTGCTGGTACTCGTTGGCCTCGAGCGTGAAGCGCACCGCACGAGAAAAGGCGTTGGCCTGCTTGGCCGTGTTGCTGATGAGCCCGACCCGCAGGTTCGGGTGCCGTGACTGGAGCCAGGACAGCAGGATCGAATTGGCCCAGGTCGTCTTGGCATGACCGCGTGGTTCGAGCACGACGCCGTTCTCGCGGTGTTCCAGCCGGTCGAGGATGAAGTTGATCATCTCGACGTGGTGCGGCTCTGGCCGCAGACGGAAGACGTATTCCCCATACGCGAGGACGTCAGTTGGCGCGAGTGTCCGTAGCGAGGACCAGAGCAGTTGGCCCCACACCTCCGGAGGGAGCGACCCGTTCGCGAGCAGCGTCGACAACTCGTCGGAGGAGCTCGGCGTCGGGGGGAGTGACGTTTCTAGCATCCGGTGCCTCCGTGCTCATACCAGGGGCCGCTGTCATCTCGGCGACCAGGAACTGGGCCCAGACCAGCGCGTCCTTGGCTGACACCGTGATCTCGCCTGCCGCGAGCTTGGTCAAGTAGGTGCGAATGGTAGCCCGTCCAGCGAGTACCGCCTCGTCCCGAATGGCGTTCTGCTCACTCGCGACCGTGGCTGCCGCTGTCTCGTAGCTCCGGCGAGCGATGGAAGAGAGGTATGCCTGACGCTTGCCCTTCCAATCCTCTCGACGGGCGACCGTCGAGACGCTGGAGTTGGACTTGAGGCCCATGATCGTGGCGATCTCTCGGAGGCTCTTGCCCTCGATGACATAGAGACGCTCGGACTCCTTGTAGTCAGCTATCGAGCGGCCGATCGTCATCTTCTGGCTCCTTTTCCCGTTTCTCGTCATATTCTGGCGTTTCGACGAGTTCTTCGTCCATTTCCAGCCATTTTTGGCTGGTTCGCCAGGTTTGACGCCGCCGACTCTCGTGCATCGCGTCAGGATGTGTGCGAGTCCCGGACATACTCGTCCTCCCCGGAGGTGAACCGCAGCGTCCAATAGCAGCCGTCGGTCATGGTTTCCGGTTCATCGAGCCAGCCGGCCGGTCGAATGACCAGCCAACCGAGTTCGGTGAACGCCTCGATGGCGTTGGTCGCGTCGAGTCGGCGGTACGCATCGGCCGTGTGGTTCTTGACCGTCTGAAGACTGACGCCCATCGCAGCCGCGACCGCCTTCTGGGTGCCGAGCTTGGCGTACAGCTCCAACGTTTCACGTTGACGCGACGAGAGCCAATGGGGCGGCTCATAGAGCGCGGGTTCATGTGGTGCGAAACCGTACTTCACGAGCAAGGCTCGTTGCTGTTCTCTGGTCATGGCCACCTGCAAGACGACTGAGCGGTGGCGTTGGGATCGTCGCATGAAACCAATCGCCGCAAAGCCACGGGGACAGAGTCAACCGGAGACCTTCGATAGGAAGACCACGGTTTTCCACGCTCCCCCGACGCCACCGCTCAGTCGTCTTACGTCGCGAGGTAGTCGGCCGCCATTCGTTCGAGACCCTGCCAGGGTTCGAGCTCGTCGCCGTCCTTCGCCTTTTCGATCGCCTCGTCGACCACCAACGACACCGACTTGGGCATCCGGTACAGCCGCTCGACCCAGACTTCCTTGGACTCGTCGGGGTCCTTGGTCTTGGGCAAGTCCGGCAGTTCGGGCAACTCGGGCAGGCCGATGAAGCCCGCCAGGATCGATTCGTCATAGGGCAGGCCGACGAGCAGTTCTTCCATCGAAGAGAAGGACAGGATCTCGGTGAGCAGATCGCCCATCCGTCCGGGATCCGCCTGGCCGTGCAGTTCGTTCATCACGATGGTCAGCTTCTTGGCCGCCGTGTCGGTCAGGCCGCTGATGACGATGCACGGGAACTCGGTCATGCCCAGGTCGCGGCCAGCGTTGAAGCGGTGCTCGCCGTCGATGATCTCGTAGCGGAACCGGCCGACATCGCGCACGGTCAGCGGATCGACGAAGCCATAGAGGGTGATGGATTCGATGGCCTTGGCGTACATCGCCGCCGTCATGCGGTTCGGGTTCCAGGGGTTCGCGTCGATGACCGTCGTCGCGATGAAGTCGAACCTAGTAGTCGGTGTCGCGCTCGATGATGGCGACGGGGTCGTTGTCTTCACGGACCTCCACCCTTGTGACGTTGATGTTGAGTGAGAGCCGTTCCATGAAGAAGGAGGCAACGCCGAAGACATTCGGTACCTGTGCGCCGAGCATCTTCGCCAGATCACGGTTCTTGAGTTCGAGCGCCAGGTCAAGGAGCCGTTGTCGGTTGAGCATCCACGCATCAAGGTCGGTCGCCGCGAAGCCTTCACGGATCCAGCTTACGGTGACCTGGTAGGAATGGCCATGGGCATGGATGCCGCACCAGCTCTCGAGACCGAGGGAGTGACCGGCTCCGAACGAAACGGAAGCACTGGCGATGTACCGCATCAGCGGCGGGGACCTCGAAACACGTCTACGTCACCCGCCATTCGGGCTGGGCCCGGTCGAGCCTGTGCGGACTGTACCACTCTGTTGTGCCGTTGGCGATGCTTTCTTCCGGGGCGGACCCGGGAATACGGTGAACAGGATGTAGCCACGACTGCTGATGACCGTGGGCTCGGTGATGGTCTGGTAGCCACCGCGTAGGAATTCCCGGACGGCAAGCTGTTTCATCGAATCCCAAGAAGGAAGATGTCATCGGCCATCTGTGGTTCCACCTCGACCGAGATCGGGCCAAACGCCGTCTGGATCAGGAGGTTCTGCCGCGCGCTCGTCGAGATCAGGCTCGGGATCAGGGTCGGGATCAGGGCCAAGACCGTGAGCGGACTCATGTGGACGCTCTGAACTCGGACCCCAGAGATCTCAAGGTTCACCACCGAGTCGTTGATTCGTTCGATGAACCCATCCATGAACGTCATGCGTCGAGTCTGTCTTCGGTCGGACGGAGCAACGAAACCTCCAGCGGATCGGTGAGTTCCTTGCGCACGATGTAGAGACTCCCCTGGTGGACGACGGCCTTCTCCCATTCGACCCTGGAAAGCGACACCTTGCCGCCCTCCCGGATCAACAGCGCCGCGACGATGGCGTTGAGCACCGCGAGATCGGTCAGCGGCTCACTCACACGGGCGCGACCGGGGTATCGAGATCGAGCGTTCGGAAGCAGATCTCACAGGTCTTCCGGTTAGGTGGTCGGTTCGGTCGCTTCGTCATCTCGTCACCGGTCCGGTTGCAGCGCGTGATGAGCTCCGAATCGTCCTTGACGATGTGCCAGCTCTCGGCATCCTCGCTCACCCGGATCCACATCACATCCATCACTTACTCCTCCATGCGTAGACCACGTTTCGGTCGGTCTCGAACTCCCGACCATCGCCCTGGTACCAGGTGATCTTCTGATACGGCAACTCCGCTAAGTGGGGTCCTTGATGGGGACCGTTATGGCCTGGCTTCTTGCTGCACCTCGTGGCGAACTTCTGCGCCCCGTTCTCGACCCGCAACCCGATCCGACAGCGCGGTTGCTTCATCGTGTCGCCACGACCAGCAACCCCAGGATGAGCCCGATGCTCAACCCGATCAGGCTCCCCTCAAGCAAGAGCATCGCCCACGACTCTCGACTCACTTCTTGCCAGGCCTCGGTGCCGGCCGAAACTGGGCAAACGTCGGATCCGGTTTCGGTGTCACCCCCGGAACCTCTCCCAACCCCTTGGTGAGCCGGCCCCTCGACTCCCGCACCTTGTCTGGCTCGATCGCTTTCTTGACTTCGTCCACGGTCGCCTCCGTCACGTGCTTTCCTAGACCAAGGACGCCAGTAACCTCGCCGTCGCTGTGGCTGGGCGTGTACGTCCCGATGATGCGCCGGTCATGCAAGACCAGGACCGGTTCCGTGATGGAAGGAGCCACGCTATAGAGGGATCTGAGCCCTACGGTCTTCATGTGTAGCAGTCTGCTACAGAACGTTACGTTATGCAACAGACGGTGTGTTACAGAGTGTTACAAAGTGTTACGGAGTGTGACGGAACGTGTCAGTGTCGGACTTGTGACTGACGTGGGGTGTGTGGAGATGAGGATCTTTCCTAGAAGAGGGACCCTGTGTGAGCCGTGGGTCGACGCGACCGGTGGCCGGGGTTATGCTTGAGGCCGAGGACAAGGAAAGGGTCGCCAGCGAACAGCGGGCGACCCTTCACCATGCCCGGCCCCTGCGGCGGGCTAGCCGCATGCCCGGATGGGCGAGAGGAGTCGAACCATGTTCACTCGAGACGAGTTGATGGAGTTGCGCCGTGCTCTCACCGTCTACATCGATTGGTGCGAGACCGAGATTGCCATCGATGGCCCGAACCCCGTGTTCATCGCCAAGGTGCAAGGTGCTCGCAAGATGCAAGACGACATCGACGACGAGCTCTACCCCGACGACTGACCCTCACGAGAGACCCTTCCTTAGGGGTCTCTGGCGAGTGCCAGATTGGTGCTCTAGTGGCCCCTAGGGGCCAGAGAGGAACGGTGCGCAAGTGAGCGCAAGCACTACCGCCCTGACGTGTCAGGGACTCGTTGGTCTCGACTGGACCCGCATGACCCTTATCCCGGTCGGGTCCGGGTACATGTTCCGCCGCGCGGATGGGTCAAAGGCGCTGGTCGCTGCCCTGCCATCGAAGTTCCGCACGTGTGGCGACGTCACAAGCGTCGCGGCATCGGAGCCCACGCTCCTGTGCAACGTCTCGTGCATCCCGTCGGCGTGGAATGACGCCGAGGGTAATGCCCATGCGCTGCCAGCGCACGCGTGGAAGAGCACGATGACGTTCGCGGTCATCGCCAAGCAGTTCAGGCTCACGCCTGCACAGGTGAAGGCCACGCGGGCAACGTACAAGGCGCTGAAGGGCTGACCTTCAGGTGTGAGGGTCGCGACTACAGCCGCGACCCTCACACACTCACCGCTGGGCACGCTCTTCACGGAGATCGTGCTCAACGGCGAGTGCTAGC